AGGGTCGAGGGGTTAATGCTACTTCTGCGCTTGAGAACTGCGAGACTTCTGCTATCGGTCGTGCGCTGGCTAACGCTGGATATGCCACCATGTTATCGAGTGAAACTGGATCACCGCCTGCTTTAATTGGAATAATGTGATCAGCTGTAGTGGCATCCTGCCCACAGTAGTGGCACACGAATCCATCGCGTGCTAACACTGCAAGCCTTGCCTTACGATAGGCACGACTTAATCGAGGATCACCTCTCTTAGTACTCATTGCCATCCCTTAGTCTTTAGATGATGCAATGCACCACAATAGTGTGGCTCATCATACTCAGTATGCCCATACCTATGTGCTACATAATGCCAATACATCCAGAACTGCTTAATAGGTGTTGACTTCTTTAAGCTCTCAGTCTTCATCTGATAGAGCCCATATACCTGCTTAGTTCCGGACTTATTACCTACAGCTTTATAGTCCCATCTACTCTCTCGATAGATGATCTCGTTATGACATGCTAACTGCTTATCTGTTAGTTGGTAGTTAGCCAATTCTTTAAGCTGTTTAATTGCTAGGTCATTCGCCTGTGCATCTAGCGGCATTGCGATAGATAGAGCTATCCCAATAGCGATGGCTACCCCCCGAGCAATCCGCGATGCGGCTCGGTGTGAGCCCCTGATGGGCTCTAGCCCTGAGAGTACCGACCTTGTCAAGCATTTAACCATATCAAATCACCTCAATTCGGACATACATATAATGTGAATTGCATCACTATCTATTGTCTGTTGAATAGAATCCAGTGCCCTTGAATGAGACTCCAACACTTGAGTAAACTTTACTCATCGAGCTGTGACAGAATGGGCATTCCAGATCATGAGGCTCATGAATTGACATCCATTTCTCGATTCTTGCATTCGATTCACAGTGTTCGTTATCGCACTCGAATTCATAGGTTGGCATCTGGATCGACCTCACATGTTCTGCATGTCTCAGTGAACGACCATACGCCGCACATTCTGCATCTCATGGGCTCTAGTTTAGCAAGATCATCCCTTAAATCCCCGTAACCTGCCTTGAGCAATAGATCGACCAGATCACCTAATCGCATGAATGCTAGGTAGTCCTCTGGACTCTTCTCCCCTTGACCATTCAAGCGACTAACTACGAGCGGCAAATCACCAGTTTTCTTTGCTCTCTTTGTGACCTGATCGATCCACGCCTTTGGCTGGAACGCCGATCTAGCCTTCACCTCGACGTCGAACGGGATGCCTGTGATATCTTTTCCAGCCCCTCGACCGATATTCGCGTGTGGCCACCATTCCGATAGGTAACGGGCGACTACACGCTCAGTCGAGAATCCTCGATACTTACGGCTTTGTGAGGCCATTGACCGCGTGGCACTTAGCGCATGACCAGCTCTTATTGGTCAGATTCACTTTGATGTCTTTGTAGGGAATCGACTCATTGCATAAGCAGCATCGAGTCGTAAATGTAAACTCCTCAAGAATTGCTATGACTTCCTTTGATCGATGAATCTCATCCTCTGTTGGGAATGACTCCCACTCACCATCTTGATTCATAAATTGCAAGCGTCCCATTACACTCTCGCTTTCTGTCGCTGCCATGCGCCGGTTTCTTTATTTATCTCGTACCAAATTACATCGTTAGGCGATGGACATCTTGTCAACTCACCCGTTACTGCATAAGGACACTTGAAATGACCCCATGGCTTACCAGCCTTGGTGTTGCCAGTCTTCCAGACCATCTCACCATGCTTGCAGTGAGGGATATCCTTCTCGGTCTGGCCGCCAATGATCTCTTTCACCATCGATACAGCTTCCCCCATTGTGGGCGGTATAGTCGCAGGCTTGATAGTCCATGGATCTTCTTCTTTCACTACTGGAATGTATTCGCCAGATGTCTGCGCCATCTTGGCCTTTGTTTCATCGATGATTGCCTCGGTCTTTTTGACTGTTGCAACTTTTGTCATCTCTTCTCGAGATGCTCGTTTACCTTTAGTGGCATATCCAGCGTTAGCCAGCGCACGACCGATAGCAGAAGTCTCGCAGTTCTCAAGCGCAGAAGTAGCATTAACCCCTCGACCCTGAACTGTTTCCTCAGCAAGCCCGGTTGTCCATGGCCTTTGATCAGCTTCTGTTCTGTAAATTGAAGCCTCAACAATAAATCTGCTGGAAGTGTGTTCCAAGACTTTTGTGTGAATCTGGCCATCTGGATGATCCTTCCAAAATTTAATAAGTCTTTCTTCTACTGTTTCATAATCTGCAAGATTAAACATAATTTTCGTCCTTTTCTGTAATCAATTCACAAGCTAGTGCCAAGTAAGCACACGCGTCGATATAGGAGTCAATGTGATCTGCGGTCTCTTGCAGTCTAGCCAACTTGACTTCGACCATCGCCAGACACGCTTGATGGTCTGAGATTGGTGTTTCAAGCATCTGTTGGAGTCGTAATGCGATTCGAGTCTGATTGATACGAGGATGACCATAAATTCGTCCTCGGTCTCCAATGATGTCAGTAGCTGATAATAGGACTTCACTTGCTTTCACACTCGAACCCTTTCCTTTGATGCGTAGTAATCACGGACTGCCTTGCGGCCTTTTAGATAACCTACGCGGATGCCGACGATACGGCCTAAATGGAAATATAGTGCCGACATTACAATCATTGCAAGCAAGTCGCCTAATGATGGATCAAACATGTTTAGCTCTTTTCTATCGACGCCCTTGGTCGATGGCTAAACTGTCTCACGCCCTAAGGGGGAATTTCTAGATTTTAAGGTAACGAAATGGTAACGATTCTAAGTCGTCGATGTGATCATCGATGTCCCGATCTAGCTCGTTATCTAGGTCGTCCATATCGCTTGCCTGAGACTACGAATGTCCCGTCCTTCTCGATGTAGATTAGATCGACTTGGACGTTCTTGCCTTCGACGTACATGATGGCGAATGCCTGCTGCCAGTTAGCCGACCCCTTGGTGTATGAGGCTTTAGAGAAGTCCATCAGGTTGCCAACCTCGACGCCATGCAGAACACGCCCTATACGGCCTCCAGAGGCCTCTGAGAAGGACGATCTGCCTGCTCTGTGAGTGTGCCCTGAGATGACTGATTTCCCATGCCTACGGGCTGCCTCAAGGGCTGAAAGACCGCCCTGTGACTTGATAGGGGTGTGATCTCCATGGACTGCGATCCAGTTAGGCGCGATGTTGTAAGGCTTCTTATGAAAGGTAATGCCAAGCTCATCGAGCTGCAAGAATTTCTCGAACCTAAGTTCCGGCAATGACAAGAATGAGGGAATCTTCCGCATGATTTGATTGTAAAGGCGATCCGTGTGATTAGATCGGATCATCTGTGTTACTTGGAGATCGTAAAGAACCTGAACAGCCTCGTCGCGATCCGTTCCCAGAGTCTGTTCATAAGCTTCTGGCGTCCCTTCTGCCCACTTGCTAATGGTGTTGAAATCAATTTCGTCGCCGATGGTGACTACCTCGTGCGGCTTAAATTTGGCTATGAAACTTGCTAGATTCTTTACTGCTACTCGATCATGAAACGGGACTTGCAGGTCTGACACGATCACGATGCGCTTCATTTAATCCTCGTCGTCGTCCTCATAGGGTAGGCGATCCACTCGGTCAGGGATCGATGGCAGAATCCAATCAGGGTAAGCATCTCGATCGGTGATGATTGCTAGGCACATGTCCACGGGAAACCCTGCGCGTCGTAGTGCGCGGTACATCTCGTGCAGGCTAATAGCCCATGCGTCTAGCTGTGAGTAAGTATCGAGATCGATGACCTTCTTCTTTGCCATGTCAAAAATTATCGCTCTAACAGGATGTTATAAATCTCATCGACACGCGAATTAAGTCTTTTAATTTCAGACAGTAAGTGAGTAATGACGTAGCCTGCAAGGCCACCGATCACAGCAAGGCTTGCAAAATAAAGTGTGAAGAAGTTTTCTTGAGTCATTCTTTCCCGACTCCGAATGAGGCATCGTTAGGATTGAGCCAGCGCAGAATGACGGGTGCTACTGCTGCCGCGCCTGCCATCGCTAA